AATTTAATGTTATCCCATCAAAATATTCAAATAGGCCAAATCTTAAGTGAATATCAAGGTCTAAAGACAAAGATAGATAACAAAGGTCTATTTATTGTATGTAAACTGAGAAACGATCTCGAAGTAGCTAATCAGATTTGGGAACAAATAACTAACAATGAATTTAGAGGATTCTCTATTGGATGTGAAGTTATAAGTGATCATGAAGAATGCGACTCAAATAAATGTATGACTATTCTAGATAAAATTAATATTTTTGAAGTCTCTGTATGTAATCATCCAGTTAACAATCAATCTGGCTTTGTTGTAATTTCAAAGTCTATGTTAGAGGATGAAGATATGTGTATAAATAAGGATGCGATAGATATGGCAAAGAAAACCTCTAAGGCAAAAGAAGAAACGCCTAAAGTTGAACAGAAAGATGAACAAGAAGCTCCTAAAGAAGAAGTCAAAGAAGAAGTAGTTGAGCAACCAAAAGAAAATTCAGAAGAAGTAGAAGATGAGCCAAAAGAAAATGCAGAGGAATCTTCAGAAGAAGAAACTGATCTATCTGGCGAGGAAGAGCCAAAGCTTGACTTTAAAGACAAATTAGCATCCATCGAAGCCAAAATAAATGCACTGGAATCCCTTATTCAGCAAACTATGGAATCTTTAAGTGCTTCTGATGAAGGTGAAGAAGAAACAGATGAAAAGCCAGAAGGCGAACCTTGCAAAGATTGTGAGGAAAAATCTGAGGAAGATGAACCTAAAGTAGAAGAGAAAAAAGCTAAAGAGCCAGAAGACGAAGAAAAGGATGAAGAAGATGTAAAGAAAGAATCAGAACCTACTGAAGATCCAAATTCAAAAGTTCTTGAACAAATTCTTGAATTACTTCAAACTATTAAATCTGAAAGAGATTTTGATGCAGAACTTAAAGCTAGAGATGATGCTATAGATGCTTTAGATAAGAAAATCAAAGTTTTAAGTAAATCAAAAGATGAACCTAAAAAGGTAGACAAGTCTAAAGCTACTCCTAAAACTTTGCCTTCAGATGAGCCTGAGTATGTTACTAAAAAGTCAAGTAGAGTCAGAGTAGAACGTGGAACGGTTTACTTTGATGACTAGATGTACAACTGTAAAATAAATAAGAAGGATAGAAAAATATGACATATACAGCCCCAGCAGGCGATGTTATCATCCAAGAAGGAACTTTCATGTATAACTTCACTGCATCTGGTACAATTGTAAAAGGTGGACCAGTCTGTGCAGCAGCAGGCAAAAAGGTGAAAGCAGCAACTAGATCAACAGCAGCTTCTTGTATTGGAGTTGCAGCATATCCAGCAACCGATGGTAAAAAAGTTGGTGTCTATGGACCAGGTAACATTGTAGAAGCAACAGTTTCTGGTGCATCAGTAGCTGCAGGAGACATCTTAATGCCAACTAACTATGGTTGGTGTGATTCAGATGGATATCCAAGTGGACATGCAATTGCTCTCGAGACTCAAGGCACCACAACTGGCGAATGTCAAATACTCTTAATTTAATTAAGATAAATATATAAGTTAAAATGTATGTTTAATGTTTTAAATGTTTAAAAAATATAAGTGAAAATATGAATAGTAAGGTAAGTAAACTCTTAGAATATCATAAAGCAAGACCAAGTGAAAGAAAGAAACTCTTGGAGAAAAACTCGTTCAAAGTAGCAGTAGGAGAATCTACTCTCAAAACTCTTTTACAGAATGAACAGCAAGCTGTTAGTGATTCCACTCTAGTACAAGAGGAAGTATATAACACTGTAATTGAGGGAACTGAACCGTTTAGATGTATGAGAGAAGTAACTCCAATAGTTAACACAAAAACCTATTCAGTTAGGTTTGTGAAGGGAGAAACTGGAACTTATGCACAAAAAGTTGCTGAAGGTTCCAAAGTTGAGATTGATACTCAAACATATACAAAACAGGATGTTACCATTGATAAATGGGGCACCCGTCCAGTTATTACAAATGAGCTCATTGAAGATGGTCTTTTTGACATTGTTGATCTTGAACTCAGAAAAGCTGGTGCAAGAATGGAAAATGCACTCAATAGACAAGTTCTCTATCAAATGTTAGATGGAACATATGCAGTTTCAACGAATTCAGTAGATCCTGGTGCATCAACAAAACTACGAGTAGGACATCTTGCTCAAGCTATTGCAAAGGTTAAGGGATACAATTTTATGCCAGATACTCTTATTACACATCCTCATGCTGAGGGAGCATTGCTGGAAGATTCCAACGTTGCTTACGTGTCATATATGGGTTCTAACAGTCCACTTGTAACTGGTAATATTCCAAAACTTATGGGACTAACTCCTCACACATCAACAGTTACTGATGTAGATGGATCTAGTGCTCTCTGGGATACTACAACTGCAGGAACTGATATACAGGCATTAGTTTTCTCAAAACAAGACTTTGCAACTATCTGTATGAGAAGGGATATTACTATAGAAGACTATGCAGACCCAATCCACGATTTAGTTGGAATGGCAATCACTATGAGATTTGGTACTGACGTACTGAATGAACTGGCTGCTTGCACGATTCTCTATAGAGCATAAATAAGTATCTATAAACAATTATAACTATGTTATACTGTATTTTTATATTTTTAAAATAAAAAGGTGATGATATGGCTGGAAGCGTTTATCCCGAAATGAGGATACCATATAGACTTTATATTGGAACCGACGAAGGAGTATATATTAGTTCTCCTGGAGATGGACAGATTAAAGTCATTGCTGATGCTGGTGGAGCAAATGATATTGAGTTACAAGGTGGAATCACTTTAGATGGTAATACCACTATGGACACAGGCCACTATTTAATCTTTCCAAATGATGCATCTGCTGGTTCAGGTAATTATGATGCTAGTTTATTCAAGACAGAAGACACTGGTGGAGGACCAAGTGGACTTGCAGTAGGATGGATTAAAGTTATGGTTGGAGCAGTCACTGGGTATGTACCTGTATATAGTGGAAGTTGTGTAGCTTAAAAGGCGATACTGGTGAACAAAGATAAACTTAGGGAAATCAAAATTCTTACGGATGGAGTAGAGTGGGAATTATCACATGATTCTAATTCATCCATCCTTGAGATTAAGGAAATTTGTAAAGAGCTGTTAGAAAAATACAAAAGGTAGTTAAAATGTTACAAAAGTGTGATATTGAAAGGTGTTATAAATATAAATGGAAGTGATACAATCTTACATGGACAAGGAATAGGAGCAGATGAAGACAACGATCAAGGATTTTTAACTAAATCTTATCTTAAGAAAAGACAGAAAGGTTTGTTAGACAGGACTAGTCTTACTGATGAAGAGCTAACTAGATATCACATTGCTGATGACGAAGGTCTAGGAAGAACAGATTTGACTATCTACGAAGTTGATACTTATCCATTTCCTATAGATACATCTGTTAGAAAAACAGGAAAAGTTAATTTAGCATTAGTAAAACCAGGACAAGGTGAATAATGACAGACTACACTCCTCTATACGTAACTGAGTATGATGTGAGATCTTTCTTTACACCTGCTCTTACTTATTCTGATGTATCTAAACAAGAGCTTCTTACAAAAATAGAAGCTGTTGAGACATACGTTCGACTTGCATGGCAAGTTACTAGTGCAGCTGACGCAAAGATACCTTGTCTATTACTAGTAGCATCTAAATTAGTCTTTAATCCTAAGATATCTAAGACCTACAATTCCATTGTAATGGAAAAATTAGGAGATTATCAATATAAACTGGGTGATGTCACATCAACTGGTTCTGCATCTGCAAATCCATGGGCTATAGCTAAAACATGGGAGCAGATGGCAATAGATATTCTAAATAGTAGATCTACTAAAAGACAAACGATTTATGTTGTAAATAGTTAAGGTTAATATGACTTATAAAAGACCAGATTCAAGATATCCAGAAAATTGGAATAGATTACGCTGGGCTATCTTTGCTGAATATGGTTATATATGTCAGAAGTGTGGTAAATACAAAAAAGGAGATTTACACCTACACCACAAACGTCCATTAGGTATGGGTGGTTCTAATCACAAAGACAATCTAATCCCTTTATGTTCCAAATGTCACAGAAAAGAACATTCTATAAAAAAGAAAACGAGGAAGAATAAATGGCATTTACAGACTTGTTAGAACATACAATATATTTACAGACAGTAACATCCTCACAAAATGCATTTGGAGAATGGACTGAATCGTATACAACTTCAACTACTGGTACTAGTTGTAGAATGAGTCCTCTAACAGGAGAAGAGATGACTGCAGCTACTGGTAGATGGGATGATGTATCTTACAAAGGGTTCTTTGCATCTGGTACATCTATAAATCTTACTGATAGATTAGTATATGGATCAGATACATTTAGAGTAAAGGATAGGATTATTGATTCAAACTTCCATCATATAACTACTTTATTGGTGAAACTATGATAGACTTTAGTGTACAATCTAAGAAATCATTGAATTTACTTTCAAAAGAACTTATGTTTATAGATAAGAGTCTACCTGGAAAAGCAATGGAAGTTGCACAAAGAATCCATGAACGTGCTATGGAAAATCTTGAGAATTCTCTAGGCCAAGGATATACTGGAATAGAGTATGGACATTCTCAAAATCCAACAGAACAAATTAGAAACACTGTGAAATTTGAACGAGATGGTTTAGGTAAAGTAATAGTAACGTATGAATCTCCTCATGCTGAAGTGGTTGAATTTGGACACACTCAAACTGGAAAAATTGAAGTTACAAGAGAAAGACCATTCCCTATTGGTGAACAACAAGGATGGACTCCTCCAATATTTAGAGATCACTTTAGAGTACAACCAGGCTATTTCTATCTTACAAAAGCTAAGTTAGAAATTGAACAAGAACTAAATACAACTTTACATGGAATATTTAGAGATTTATTAAGATGACAGTAGATACAGTAAGTACTTTAAGAAATTATCTTGTAAGTACATCGGCAGTAACAAGTCTTGTACCAGCAGGAGATATAAAGGTTGGATGGCAAGATGAAATAACTTCATTCCCATCAATAATTATATATCAAATAGCTGGAACAGACATAGGTTACATGGCATATAATACTCAAACAGCAGGAAATAAATTAAGATTAGAAACATCTAATATAACATGTGATATTTTGTCTAGAACTAGTATGTATCACGCGTACCAAATTGCAGATGTAATTGTACCAGTGATGATATCAGGTGGATGTAGAAAGGTTCAAGATACAGATCTTTATGATGATAATATGAAAGTTCATCGTAAGGTATTAACATTCAGAACTCAAAGACATCAAACAGATTAAATTTATGTTTAAATGTACCATAAAAATAAGTAGGTTATAAATATGGCATCAACTGTAACAGGTGAAAATGCAACCTTATATCTTAAGCTTAGTACTGAATCTATCAATAGTGGTAGTGTAACTATCTGGGCAGTATCTGACTTCTCACTTACTTTTGATAGAGGAACTGTGGAACAAGAATTACTTGGAGAACCAGGTAACTTTTATACACAAGGATCTCTATCTTGTGAAGGGTCACTTACTAATTGCAGATTTGCAGCATCTGGTAATTCAGATATGCTCATGAATATTGTTGATTCAACAACTTATCCATATATTAGCATATCAGGTTCTGTTGGAAGTACAGATCCAATTAAATGGTATCTAGTGTCTTGTCAAGTTACAAACTACGAAATCTCCATTGGGGATGCAGATACTATATCTGAACTCAGTGCAGACTTCACTGTGATGGCTCCATATCAACTTTCTTATACTAGTGGTGTAATAGCTGATTAAGGTGAAAGAATATGGCAACAACTCCAACAACTTATACAGGTAAGAATGCAACTATCTACCTGTCTGGACAGGCTGACTCTTCTTTTGCTCTTTCTGACTTTACACTTACACTCAGTAAAGACGTTGTAGAGCAAGAACTCGTAGGACAATCTGGAAACTATTTCGTTGCAGGAGCAATCTCAATTGAGGGCTCAGCAACTGGCTGTCACATGACAACTGGTGGCCTTGGTATTCTCATGAAAGCTTTGATTGATGGTACTGCTATTAAAGTATCAGGTAATACAGGAACTAATTCACTGCATTTCTATTTTATAAGTTGTCAAGTGACTTCATTTGACTTCTCATTAGGAGATGCAGACACGATAACTGAAGGAAGTTTTGACTTTACTCTATTATATCCATATAGAGTATCCAGTGTTACACAAATCGAAGGATCTGGAACATTCATAACTGACTTTGGAACCTGGTCATAATCTTAAGAGTAAGGGGATTCATTTAAGGTGAAAATATGACTAAAGAAGAAATTTCAAAAGCTAATAATAAAGAAGAAGCTATAAAACAGATCAAAGAAGGAATGAAGAAACAA